TGTTTCTGGACCAACTAACGCACTTGTTGGTGAGGGCGGTGAGCCTGAATACGTCATCCCTGAGAGCAAGATGCGTGAAAGCATGGCGCGTTATTCGCGTGGTGCTCGTGGTGGTTCTGTTATCCCCGAAAGCGGTGAAGGTGGCACAACCGGCGAAGGTGGCGGAACAGCAGTTGCCGCACCAATCGATGTTCGCTTTAACGTAGAGCGCATTAACAACGTTGATTACGTCACCGCTGAGCAGTTCCAGGTTGGACTTGCAAGAGCAGCGCAACAGGGTGCTGCTGAGGGTGAACGTAGAGCCATGGGCTCGCTTCGTAATTCAGCTGCTGTTCGCCGGAGGATTGGAGTCTGATGGAGTTTGTTTACGGGCATCTACTTGAAGTTGGCCGTAGCGGTCAGCTCAACCAGTTCAAGTTTCAGAACTACGCTGTCGGTCAAAACGTAGGTGACTACTCGTTTCTGCCGTTTGGCTTTGGTGGCGCGATGGCAACGCTCCAAGGAGACAACCTTGACGCAACGCTGCAGTTTGCCAATACCCAAATCACTCGCAACTTTGTGGTTGAAGCTTTGGACAACACGTACGTTGCCAAAGTCTCAACGGTGCTGTGGAACTCAAGCACCTATGCGGTGGAGCGCACCTTGTACGAGTATTTCGGTGCCTGTTCTTCTGGCGGTTGGGACGAGGCGTCAATTCAAATCAAGCTGAACTCTGTGCTTGATGCGGTGCAGGCAAACATTCCAGGTCGCCGCTTGCGTCGTCAGCAGGTGGGCAACATTCCGTTTACCGCTCAGGTCAATGTGTAGCGATCTGATCGGGCGAAAGTACAGCTATGGCAAGGATGACTGCATCCATCTGGTGATTGGCGCATTGGAGCGTCTAGGCATTGCCAATCCAGGCGTGAAGGAGGCTTGGTACGAGATGACGCCCCGTGAGGTGTTGAGAGAGCTGAATCATTATTGTGAGCGGCTTGATTGTCCTAGTTATGATGGCGACATAGCATTGCTGGACGTTAGGCCATTGGCCTTTGGAGTCTTATGGCAGAGTGGCGTCCTCTTCATCAACCCCTTAGTCTCCGCAGTGGACTGGAAGCCGGTGGGCAGTCTTATGATCCGCCGCTCTTACCGTACGAAAAATCGCTGATTGCTTCGCTTGATTGCAGCGAAGAAGAGTATAGAAAGTTTGTCCGTTATGCAATGCAGCGGGCGTATGTGCGCCCTGCGGAGTATGAGAACATTCCTGACATTCAAAATGCTCTTGTAACTAGCGGAGCTGTAATTGCATCAACATATTTAGCGGCTAATGTTGCAAAAAGCACAGCAACAGTTATTGCCATAAACATTGCGGTTGGCGTGGCGCTGACAGCGGCCAGCCTTTTGCTAGCGCCAAAAGCGCCATCGCTTGAAGACAGCAAGATTAAAAGCAAAAAGCTTAAAAACCAAATTGGCCCTAGTAGTTTCAATCAAGCCACCAGCTTTGATAACGCGCCAAGCCTTGCTGAACTCAATCAACCGATTCCTATCCCGTTCGGCAAGCGGGGCACTGGAGCGGATGGTGTTTTGACTGGCGGACTTATTTTCGTGCCAGCACTGGTGTGGTCTCGCTTATACGCATACGGCGCATATCAAGCGTATGAAGGCGTTTACGTTGCAGGTGAGTTTGGGGTAGATGCGCCTGAGCTTGGAGGAGTTTTGCTCGGCACGCAGTCATTGAGTGCGTTGGGCAGTCGTGACTTTGCCTTGTATTGGTCTTCCAAGAAGGGCAACAATCGTCCAGCCTCACCGGTTTTGCTTGGAACGGAAGGCCCTGGTGCGACCGGCACAGTCGGCAGGCAGGTGTTTACTGCACCCACTGAAGATGGGCAGTTCAGTGACGGGTTTTCAATGTCATATGTGCCAAGCGGTGACACAACGTTCGGCACTGGAACGCCAATCCATAATGGTTCGGCTTATCGCTTCAACTGGGAGATTGTCAGCGCACCGTTTTCAGCTACTGAAGGTTCTGATAATAGAGAAGTTAGGCAAGAAATTCAGGCTAAACGTCGCAAAATTGCTGGCAGTCTTGCTGATGTTTTGCATATTCCGAATGAAGAGGCTGGGCAGCCGGGCGTTGGCAGGGCTTATTCCAGGCATATGGGATTCATACGTCACAGCGGAACCAACAGTGGGCAAGATATAAAAAATAAAACTATCGTCACCGTTAGCGAAGGCGATGAGGCGGTTTTTGAGATTGACTTCAACAATAGTAAATGGGAAGATTTGGCAGAAAAAGACGATGTAAGCGGTTTTGAAGGTACCGAGGTAAACCTCAATGATCTCGTTAACGAAGCAAATTCTTGGCGAGAGCGAGCGTCGGACTTGATGGCGATTGGATCCAGATGGATCGTTGGAGCTAGCACTTGGATTGTCAAGGATCGAGTTGAGCACAAAACAGGCGAAGATCGTTTACACATACACATGGAATGTGTGGCGATTCTTGGCGTGCCTGAGATTGGCATTGCTGGAACACGAGCAGTAAGAGAGCCTCTTGGCGGCTACGAGGGCGACGTTTTCAATCCCAACAAGCACTGTGGCGCAGCTTTTTACAATGTTTGTCGCTTAAATGTCGCTACGATTCGTCCTGTTCGACGAGATGCTGAAGCTATTGAGCTTGGCATTCGCAGCCAAGTTTTTAATAGAGCTGCAGGATTATGCAACTTTAATTCTCTGCCTTCTCCTAACAAGTTATTCAAGCTTGATAAAAAAGACATTACTTTGACTACTGGTCGCATGGATAGGTATTTCCAGCGATCCTCATGTTTTTCTATTTGGGTCCGTCCTGTTGCAGAGTATGGACAACCACAGGCTCCGTTTAAGCGGATGCCACAAGTGTTTTGCATCCAAGGCAGCGCACCAATCGCACAAAGCAACTATCTAAGGATTCGTCCTAGAGTCCAAGGTTTTTATGAGTATCGTCTAATTCCGCGCACTGGCTCAGATATTGCAATTAACAGCATTGATGAAAATCAAGTTGTTGTCCTGCAGTCTTCAAAGGGTGTTCCTTATAGCATTGGCGACGCTGACACTATCGCTATAGACAATGAAACTCCATACGGAAGCTTTAGGGTTACTGTTCAAGGGAAAAGAACGACCATTGCGGAGATTAAAACCAACGACGAGTTATTCACAAAACCTGGAAAATCGATTGCAAAGTCTACGCCAACGACTATTCCCGCAACAATTAGCAATTACTACTTTGGCTCAGACACTGGCAGCATTCAACTAATTAAACAGGCTTGGCTTACGCACTTTCTTGGTAATGCAAAAGCCAGTGAGAATCGCGGAACAACAAAAACCGTTAGCTACCGTCATTACAAGGCTAACGGCGACAAGTTTATTACTGTCACGATTACAGCGACATCCGTGCAGGGCATTTTGGGACAAACAATCGGTCCCAAGTATCAGGCGGCAAATAACGGTAGAAATGAAATTTGGTCGAACGTTCAGTTTGGAACGACTGAAGCGACTGGTGACTGGGCAGTCGGTGATGCCTTTACCATCACTGCCAACGTAGACAATATATTTAGCAGATATGCCGCTTCGATTGGTGCGGGTTACAGCAGTGTTGGTTTTGCTTTCTCAGTCGCAAGTGTCACAACGATAGGTATCGGTGACATCAAGAAAGGCGATCGAGTTTTCGAACAAGCTTCACAGGTCTCAGACTGCAGCCATTACACCCAGCTGACCAAATCAAACGAATCTGGTCCTGAGCATGAGATCGTTTACGTCAACGAGTACATCTCAAACGAAAGCTTGGCCCAGTATGACGACATGTCTACCATCGGGCTTACTCTTAAATCCACCGGAGAAATTTCTGGAGTCGAGCAGTTGCGAATATGGTCTGGAACGGGCATTCCTGTTACTCGCCTAATTGAAGGTGACAACAAGCCAAGCAACTTGTTTGCCGACCTTGTTTTCTACCTGCTCAAAAACAAAAGCCAAGGTGTTGGCAACGTTGTTCCTGCTGAGTTGGTGGATGAGGATTCTTTGCGTGCCACCGCAAGATTCTTAAGGGCGAACAAGATCTTTTATGACGGTGTCATTGAAGACACTGAGAGCTTCCGTTCTTTTATTTACGACAACGCGCCATTACAGCTTTGTTCGTTCACGATCAAAAATGGTCGATTCGGGATGATTCCTGCATTGCCGGTTGATTCGAACGATCAGATCAGCTTGCAGCCAATCACGGTTGAGCAGATCTTCACTGCAGGCAACATCATTGAAAACTCTCTGCAGCTGCAGTACATCGACGTTTCACAGCGCTCAAACATTCGAGCACTTGTCACTTGGCGCGTCACCGTAAATAACGACTTGCCGTACCAAGCATCAGCGTTGATGCACTGGTCAGACTTTGGCGTAAACGAAAGGAACACAACAGAGCAGTCGTTTGATTTGAGCGAGTTCTGCACAAACCGTGAACAGGCTTTGCGGACAGCTCGTTTCTTGTTAAGCGTGCGTCGTCGCATCACCAAGACTGTGAGCTTCAAAACAGTGCCCGACGCTTTGGGTGTCCAACCTGGCTCTTATATCCGGGTGATTACAGAGGCAAGCACCTACAGCTCAACTGCAAACGGTTCGATCACTGACGCTGGAACGTTGGTCAGCATTACGACTGTCGAAGACGGCGACTATGAAGCCTTGCTCTATAACCCAACAACTCAAGAGGTGACTGAAACCACGATCACGATTGCGAATAACGCAGTCAGTGATTCTCAGTACCACGGTTCGTTGTTCACCTTGCTCAGCGGCAGCACCGATTACAGCGTCTACCAGATTGAATCTTTGAATTTAGAAGAAGATGGCCTGGTGTCCATCAGTGCTGTTGAGGTGCCCACGGATGCGTCTGGCGTTAGCATCGTGGCTAAGGACGTGCTGACCGAATCCAACTTTACGGTGCTTGAGTGATGGCTTTTCCGTCGTTGACGCCAACAGGCCGTCAGTTCACGCCAGGAGACTTTCCAAGCCAGCGATTCAATTCGCAATCTGGTGCGGAAGTTCGGATCTTGTATGGATCACGGCGTGTCAATGCCACGTTGAGTTTGTCTTATGCC